TATTGTATCAATAATGACAGATGAATAATAATTATTGAATTTATCCATGTTGTTTGGATTATGTATAATGATATTTATTGGTATTTTCTTTTTGCCCTTTGTTACCAGAGCTGTTTTGCTTTTTTTCATTTTTTACTCACAATCTTACTTTCCGCTACTGCCAAGGCGACCTGTACCCCTTTCTGACGGAATGGCTTTAAGCTCCTCGTATGTATATTCTTCTATCTCAACTTCTGGAACAGGAATTATAAGAGCCTGACAGATGGCTTTTTCATATGGATATAAAATGTAATTAGCTTTTCCATATGGGAGCAACAAAACACTAGCAAAATCGCTAAAGGTAGCAATAAACTCTTTCTTGCAAATAACTATCGGTACGTCATTTGTATTAGTAATTGGAACACCCCATTCGCCACGATAGCCACTGTCGATTATTCCACACCTCTGTGCCATGCCCTTAGTGCCTGTTGAACTTCTCTCGTGCAATACGAAACAGTAATCTGTATCACAAGCTGAAGCTATGCCTGTCGGTATTATAACCGTAGTATGTGGTTTTATTATTATGCAATCTTCATCAAAACAAGGATAAACGTCATAGCCTGCATCTTCTAGTCTTTTGGTTGGTATAATTGCGTTTGGTTTTGTCTTTGCAAATTTTACTGTCGTTATCATTTTATCTCCTTTACTTTTCTTTTGCTTTATGTTATAATTAATAGAGTCATTAGTCGCCACCATTCAGAAAACATAATATTGAACACATTATAATTTCTATGGTGGCTAATGACTTGTTTAAGGGTTTGTTTGTATGCAAGCCCTTTATTTTTTTGTTATTAATCGCACCACAATACTACTTGGTTTTGTTTTAGGCTTTTCTGCACATCAATAACTCTCTGATTGCTTGACCCTCGCCATTTTAATGTTATGTCACGTTTACTATCTTCGTATTGACCGTCAATGATTACATCAAGATACTCCATAATAGGCAAATCTTTAATTTCTTCCCACTTATAACCTGTATACAGCCATTGAGTTTTTGTAGGATGATAAAATTTAACCAATGTAGATATTGCTTGTATGATTTCACGATTATCTGGTAGTAAAGGATCACCGCCCGAAAATGTGATACCTGAAATATATGGTTTGTCTAAATAATCACATATTTCAAAGAAAGTATCTAAATCAAATGGTATACCATTATTTTTGTCCCAAGTTTGTGGGTTTTGACAGTTTTGACAACGGTGACTACAGCCTGATACCCAAAGGACAACTCTGCAACCAGTTCCATTAGAAGTGGAACATTTGTCTATTTTTAGATAATTCATGCGTGTCTTACCCTCATTTCTACTTCCTGTTGTTTGCCTTTGTTAAAAGCAGATTTGTAGTCGCCTGTTAGATATCCTGTTACTCTACGAAGCCTACGAATGTCAGGGCAATTACACATAGGACATTTATCATTAATTTCGTCCGTATATCCACAATTTGTACACATATCATTTGGCACATTGATAGCAAAGTATGGTATGTCTTTATCCATAGCATAGTTTACTATTGTTTCAAGCGACTCAAGATTATTCTTTACTGTGCCTTCAAGCTCAACATAGGTAATACAGCCTGCGTTTGAATATCCTGTAAGTTGTGATTCAATGTCAATCTTTTCAAATGGTGTCATATTAGTCCAAACAGGAACATGGATAGAATTTGTAAAAAAGTCCTTGTCTGAAACATTGGGAATTACACCATATTTATCTTTGAATTTCTGCATGGCTGTATAACAAAGATTTTCCGCAGGAGTAAAATAGACACCGAAGTTAAGTTTATATTGTTCTTTGAATTTAGCACATCTATCCTTAAATAGCTTTTCTATTCTTTTAGCAAGCTTCATACCTTCTTCGGTTGTATGGTCTTTACCAATAAGAATTTGAAGTGTTTCTGCAAGACCAAGCTGACCGATGGCAAGTGTTCCGTGTTTTAATGCACTGCGAATATCTTTTCCATCGTACCCAGCCATTACATTATTTTCATACATAAACTTTGCTGACTTGGGATTCTGGGAACAAATCCAATCAAATCTTTCAAGTAACATCACCGCAGCTTCTTGAATTTTTGCATCGAGAAGATACATAAATCTGCTTATAAGAATGTTTGTATCATCAAAAGAATGATGCTCCTTGACATCCATGTCATAATCTGTTTTACATTTCATAGCAAGGGTTGGCATAATAATTGTTACAGGACAAATATTGCCACGTCCGTCTTTAAGCTGTCCGAAGCCATTTATATCATATCCGTTTGCCGTCCTGCACCCCATTGTACTGAATAAAGTTTTAGGATCATTTTTATCGTAACCTTTGTTACCACTCCAATCACAATTAGCATAGTTTGGATATAATCTTTGTGCTGTCGATTTCAATGCAAGTTTAAATAAGTCGTAATTAGGTTCACCTTCTTTACGATTTACTCCCTTCATGCACTGGAAAATGCCACAAGGGAAGATAGAGGTTTTATGTAACTTGCCAATGCCATTAATGGAAACTTCAAGCAAAGCTTTTATTATAAGCCTGCCCTCTGGTAGTGTACAAGTACCATAATTGATGCTAGTAAAAGGAAGTTGATTTCCTGAACGGCTTTGAAGTGTATTAAGATTATGATACATACCCTCGACAGCTTGATAAACTTCTTTGGTAGTCATATCCATTGCATATTGATAGGCTTTTTCATTACGTTTATCGTTTGCTTCAATATCGTCAAAAGACAATTCATTTGGCACTCTATTTATATAATCTTCTGATGACTCACAGCAATATTTAAGTCCATCTTTAAAATGCTTTGAAAAGCTTTTTCTAACATATGGTATCATAGTCCAATCTAGGTGACTAGCCGAAACACCGCCAAACTGTTGTAGGGATTGAAGCTGAAAAATAACCGCCACAAGTTGGAACGCTGTACTTACTGATTGTGCAGGTCTTACATCCGTTTGCCTTGTATTAAAGCCATTTGCAAGTAAATCGTCAAACGGAATTGTCAAACAATTATGTTCTCCCACGGCATAATGGGATAAGTCATGAATATAAATTTCGTTATTAATATGATTATTTCTTGCCATGTCAGACATACAATATTCAAGAGCATATCTTTTCATGACAAGATCTGCCGTCTCGCCAATTCTACCACCAAATGAATGTTCATCAACATTGGCATTTTGATTTTGAACGTTTTCGGCTGATACCTTTTCTTTTATGGCTTCCATTAGTTCCTTGTATTCGTTTCTTACCATAGCTCTTTTGTACCTGTATTTAATATAGGCTTTCGCTACATTTCTGTCATAATCCATAAGCGTTGTTTCAACTATGTCCTGAATATCTTCTACTGAAATTTCTAACATAGTTTTAAGCTTTCCGCACACATCAGAACATATATCGCTTGCAAGTTCGGCATTTATATCCGATGTATCAGAATAAACTTCATTATACGCTTTCAAAATTGCTTTACCTATCTTTGCCCTTTCAAATTTTACTTTAGTTCCATCTCTTTTAATTACTATTTTGCACACCATTGCTTTCACTTCCATTGGCATTTTCCTCTTTATCATTCTCATCTAATTCATTAAGCATTTCGGTCACTGTTCTATAGGCTATTAGAAAACCAAGTACAAGCCCAACCAAAGCACCAATAATAAAATTAGCCATTTTTATCATGTTCCTTTCTGTATTTTTCGTATTCATTTCTAATTTGCTCCAAAGTACAAATTTTATACGGTATATGTCTGTTGTCACAATATTTAATCTCCGTACAGCAACCTTTGGAGAATTGCCAATCATTTGAACAAATAATCATTTCATCTGCAAGTTCTTCAAGTAACAACAGAGTCATATTCAATCCTTGCTCATAAGTGGTACAATCGTAAAGGCTACCAAACATTGCAATAGGATTGAGGTACAAATTCTCAGGGTGCATTATAGTTAATAGTTTTTGGCACTCATTTATTTTACTTAAATTTTCTTGTTTGCCACCATATGGGTGTGATAAATAAATAACACTGTTATAATGTTCTCTGTCAATTATGTTCAGTTTCGGTATCATTATCTCCCTCCTGCTTAGCTATAATTCTTTTCACATAATTTTTTAGATTTTCATAAGCTGTGTTTATGTTTTCATCATTATTGATAACGTAATCAACAGATGATTTGCAGTTTTTAAATTCTATTTTATCTTGTTCTGTACGTTTGCTGGTTTCTTTAAGTGCTTTATCAAAATTCTTGTACATTTTATGGTAACGTCCAAACAAACGCTTGTACCGATTGATATACGAGCAATCTATAAAGATAGAATAAATCTCTCTATTACCCCTGTACTTTTTACGAAGTTCATTAAGCCCTGTTTGGTCTACAACGTAAAGATTATATGTATCATCGTCAATCTGACTTGCCGTTACTCCATAATGATTACCAAGATAATAGTTATATGCCACAATATCATTAAGTGCTTTAAATTCCTTTTCTGAAACAAATGTGTGACCTGCTTCACCCTCGTATCTCGGAGAACGAGTTGTGTAAGAGGGTATCTGCTTCATATTAAATTCTTTTTCAAGCATTTGTACAAGTGTTGATTTGCCACTTGCTGAAGCTCCAAGTATGCAAAATAGTGGTTTAGTCATCTTTATTCTCCTTTAAAAAACATGGAAACATTTCTTTACACTCTCCAACATATTTACACATAGGAATTAAAAAATCTTTCCAAATATTATCAAGTTCAATAATTTTATCGCACATTTCTTTTATAGCTTCTCTTGTTTCTTTAGCAGCCTGATTACACAATCTCTTATTGGCAATGTTCATAAGTTCCTCACCATTGAAATCCCATATCATATTTATAGGAGCGTCCTGTGGGGCTTTAGTTCTATCATAGTCAGATTGCCTATCGTTTCTTTGAGATTTAACATAAGGTTGTGCGTGAATGTGTCTTACAAGATGTACCGCTACCCAATTAGGGATATCTTCAAACAAAACAGAAAATCTTAATCTGCGTATTGGCGAGTGTCTTGCCTTTAATATCTTGTACTTCCATTCATTTGTTGGTGGTGTTTTAGCCTTTAGCCCTACTGTCACCAAAGCTCTTTGCTTAACTGCAATCCAATCTTCATTAGTTGGATATTCAAGTATCGTTACTTTCATCGTCTTTTCCTTTACCTTATAATAAATTCTGCAAACATTTTTTCTGCGTTCTTTTCGTGTTCTGTTGGCACAAACATTATTACCTCGTTTTCAAGGTCAAGTGCAAATATGCCCACTATACTACTTGCATTTACGCAATAATGGCTCTGCTTCAGGTCTATAGTATAGTCAACCATGTTCGCAAGTCTAATAAACTGCTGTACTTCTTTTACTGTAGTAAATCTTATTTTATATGCTGTATACTCCGTTACCATTTTCATCTGTCCTTTCTTTGTTTAATTTGTTGCCATAGCAATCATATAAGCTCTTTGTACGATTGCTTTATTTCTAGCTTTTGTTATCTTCTGTCTTTCTTTGGCTTGAATGAGTTCGTTCTCACTCATAAAATATGTATCTAGTTCTCTACACTCTGACTTGTAGCGTTTTAGCTGTCTGTTTTCCTCCTCTCTAGCTAAACGCTTTCTTTTTCCTGCTTTCTTGTCGTATGCCAATTTTTAAATTCACCTCTTTTCTAACTATTTTTTTGAATTGATACAATATTACCAGAATAATTGCTATAAGTACCAATGTTACCACTGCTCATAACATCAGGGTCAAGTGCATATGTATCAACTATAAACTCAACCACGTTCTTAAAGCCATTGCCTGTATCTCGATACTGATTATTATAGTCAGTATGAATATCAGCTTTACAATCGGCTAAAACAGCGGTGAATGAGTTACCCATGTCGGTTGTAATTAGATAGCGTGTACCTATTTCTGTACCGTAATAACTTCCTAAAGCAATACAAACATCGTCACCTTGTCTGCGTATTCCCTGACTATCCGTCCAACAATTTAGTTGTAACTGATATTGCAGAGAATTGATGTCCGTAATACAAGCATAATCCATATAGCCGTGAAATGAAGTATCACCTGTTGGAATATCGTAAGAAATAAGTTCTATTTCTGGTTCTGCATTAGGCTTGGTAACTATCGTTGTAGTTTCGGTTACTTTATGGCTATACGGCTTTGTAGCTCTTGTTTCTTTGGTGATTGTAGTAGATTTAGTATTTGTTTTTACTGTATTTTTTTTATTTTCTACCGATCTAACTTTTGTATTTTTAGTTATAGCATTTGTGGTAGTGGTAATTGTATTAACTGTTGAATTATCGGCTTTGTTTCTTTCAAAATTGTGCTTGTAATCTTCGTTAATACCAATAACTTTTACAACTCCAAAACCGATAACTATTATGCAAACAGCAACTATAAGCTGTATTATTTGTTTTGTTGTCTCGTCTTTCTTTTTGTTCATATGTATTTATTCCTCATCGTCACAATGGCAATATTTGTTATAATAATCTTCTCCGTTCATTTTTTCACAAGGGATATTATTGTATTCACACAAATCGTCAACGTCCACATTATGATTTGACAAATATTCAATAGCCTTTTCTTTGGCACATTCGCTGCAAAGTTCTTCCGAGTCATTGTCAATAATATAAAGCATATCAACCTCAGTTCCACATTTGTTACATATTAAAACACGATAATCTCGACCCATGTAACAATGACGACAGGGGAGTCCGAGAGCCGTACAACCCACACAATCATTTCGTATCTCGCTTGCCATGTTTTTTATTCACTCCTTTACTTCTTTGAATCTAGCGTAAAAGCTGTCATTAATATCGTAAACATTGTCATATGTATTACAACTTTTTCTGCCATGACCGTCTATTAGTCTGCCATTTTTTACTTCGTATACTTTCCCTTCTTGAAAGTTATGGGTATCAAAGCAAGCCACCCATATACATTTCAAGAGAGTATTCCAAGCATTGTTTAACATTCTGTTTCCTTTCTAGTTTCAGTATCAACCTCAAACAGTTTTTCAAATATGTAATAAAGTATATCAACCACAATAGAGTTACCTGCCTGTTTATAAAGTTGACTGTCAGAACTAAAAGCTTGTGATTTATCGAATTGTTCATCAGTAAATCCCATAAGCCTATAACATTCTTTGGGAGTTAGTTTACGAACACGAAAACTTTCAACCACACCTGCATCATTAGCATTTGCCTTCAATGTTTTAGAATAACCTTTCATTGGCGGTCTATATCCAAAAGATTGACTTTGATTGGTGATTACACCACTAACTTCGCCATTAGAGTCCTCTATAAACCTTTTGTACATCTGCTGTTT